ATGTGCCATTTGCATTTTGAACACTATTGAGTGATGTAAAATATGAGGTGTTGTGCATGGCGACTTGTGTCCATGTGGTTCCATTGTCGGTTGATTTTACAATAATATTTCCGGTGCTCACATTGTCTCCGCCAACCGCAAGCCAAAGACCGTCAATGTATTTAATATCATTTCCCGACCCAGACAACAATAATCCTTTTCCATTCCAAGATACACCAAAATCGGTGGAAATCGCAAGTGTATTTACGGTTCCTTGTCCAACGGACACAACAATATCATTACCATATGCAATTGCGTTGGTTTGAGTTGAATAAATACTGAATGATGATGATGAATTGGTCCATGTGGTTCCATTGTCGTCTGAATAAAAAGTTCCGTAGTTACCAACACCACCAACAATCCATCTGCCTTGATAATATGCAACACAACGACCATAATAGGCCGCAAAAACATTGGTCAAATTTGTCCAAGTAATGCCGTCCGTTGATTTCATAATGGTTGAACCCGCAGTTCCTTTGGTTCCAACTGCAATAAAGATTCCGTTACCATATATAATTTGATTCACATTCGTCATGTTGGTGCTGCCGCCTTGCCCAGTCCATGTAATTTGGTCGGTGGATGTTGCAAAACTATTTCCACTTCCAATTGGAGTGCCTCCTGCTACATAGATACCATTTCCGTATGCAATTGTATTGAACCCTTGACAAGCCAAGCCGCTCGTGGTTCCGATTTGCCAAGTAGTTCCGTCCAATGAATATGAAAGAAGAGAACCGGTTGAATAACCGCCAAGTAAATATGCGGAAAGGTTTTGTGCGCCCAAATAATTTGTCGCCGGACCATAGACACAAGTGGCAGATGGAAAAATGGATCCTTGGCCAGTCCAAGATGTTTTTGGGGTGGTTGATGTTGCGATTGAGTTTCCTCCTTGACCAATTGCAATCCATAAAGCCGCATCTGAATCGTATAAAATCCGATATCCTGCAGTTGAAAATACAGTTTTTCCAAATCCAGTCCATTTGTTTCCATTCGTGGTTGAATACGCAACAGTATTCGCACCAGAACCAACTGCAACCCATAAATTGTTTGAATATGCAATACTTTGTGGAGAACCACCGAGACCAAGACCTTTCCAAACAATCCCATCATAACTGGATGCAACTGTATTTTCAGTACCATAACCAACAGCAACCCACAAATTTCTGGATACACTTAAGGTTGTACTAATTGTTTGAGCCAAATAATTTGCATTGCTTGCTTGGTCTGCAGTAATGGTTGCACTACCAATTCCAACAATGGTTGCCACATTTCCGGCAACCGTCGCTACGGTTGGGTCCGAGCTTGTATAACTAAATAGACCCGTGCTGTTGGTTGTTATGCTAGGAATTGTGAAAGACGCGTCAGTAATTGTTTTTGGGCCGATACTAAAATTGGCTAGAACGGTTGTTGCTTGATTCACAGTAATAGGTGCAGTAATTGTTGCGGATGTGTAATTGGTTGTGCTTGATTGAGTTGCGGTAATGGTTGAACTGCCGCCTCCAACAACGGTGATTCTATCTCCAGAAATGGTAACCACGGTTGTGTCAGAGCTTGCATAACTGAAGGAACCGTTTCCGTTAGTTGTAGGAGCTACAATTCCGAAAGACACGTCTCCGAATGTTTTTGTAGGGACAGAGAAATTAGATAGAACAGTTGTTATCTGATTTACTACGAGGGGTGCAGTAATTGTTGCAGATGCATACGTTGATGTCATTAATTGAATTGCTGTAATGGTTGAAGTGCCAACGCCAACAATGGTTACCGTGCTCCCAACAATGGTTGCAACCGCGATGTTTGAACTTGTATAAACGAATGAACCATCACTGTTAGTTGTTGGAACTACAATGTCAAAAGACGCGTCTCCAATTATTTTTGTGGGAAGAGAGAAATCAGATAGAACTGTTTCTGTGCCTTCCGTTGATTGAATTACTTGGAAAGTTGCAGTATTTGTTCCAGATAGGTAACTGAATGTTTCTTCTTGAACTGCAGTAATAGTTGAAGTTCCAACACCAACAACGTTTATCTTACTGCCAACAATTGTAGCAACTGCTGTGTTTGAACTTGTATAAGTGATAGCACCATAATTATTGGATGTAGGAGGAATTATGTTGAAAGACGCATCTCCCATTTTTTTCGTGGGTAAATAATAGTTGGTTAGAAGTGTTGCTTTTGTTGGACCAACAACACCGTATGCACCATTAATAAGAGGATTGTTCTTAACAGTCCAATTAATTCCATTGGTACTTGTTGCAATGCTGTTATCGCCCTCAAATGTTGCAACCCATAACCCATTTGCGTAAGTTACGCTTTTTCCTTGACCGGTAACGCCAGTTGCGCCAGTACGACCTGTCCAAGTAATGCCATCATATGAAGTTGCAATGCTGTTAGTAGATGAAGCCCGACCCACCACAACCCATAGACCTGCACCCGACCCATCTTGGCCATAAGCTACGCCGTTTCCTGTATTTAAAATAGTTGAGTTACGACCCATCCAAGTAATTCCATCGGTTGATGTCATAATTGCGTGTTCACCCAGAACTTGAATTGAACCAACAGCAACCCATAACCCATTTCCAGACCCATCTTTGCCATACGCTACACCAAGCCCAGAACGATAACCAAAACCGCTACGGTTTGTCCAAGTAATTCCGTTCGCGGATGTTGCAATGGTGTTTGGTAGTGTAGGATGAGTTCCTACGGCAACCCATAAACCATTTCCCGATCCGTCTTTGCCATATGCTACACCAAATCCAGCAGATAAAGAACTAGTACGAGTTGTCCATGTTATTCCATCCGTACTAGTGGCGATGGAATAAACCGTTGGCGAAGTAGAACCCGCAGCCACCCATAAATTGTTGCCAAACGCAACACTATGTCCATAACCACCACTAAATATAGTTGTTCCACGACCTGTCCATAAAACCCCGTCCGTAGAGGTCGCAATGCTGTTTCCACCGCCACCGCCTCCAACAGCAACCCACAAGTTGTTTTTATAAGCTATTGCTTTTGGAACGATCACGGTTGAACCCGTATTGGTCCAGGTGTTTCCATCTGATGACGTCACAATGCGGTTACCTGTTCCGCCGTTTCCGACTGCAACCCATAAATTGCTTGCCATTTGTATATACTAGTTCTAAACATATAAAATAGTACAAATATTACAATTATTTTATAAAATGCTTATACCGAGCTCCCTAAAGGGCGCTCGGTATACAGCTATTTACACGGAAAACGCAGACTCCCATTAGAGGTCTGTTATACCATATCAAGACGTTACCATAAATAATATAGAAACATCACTCAATATTATTCACAACATCATGACCTCTCGCGTTGAACAAATGAAGAAAATACAGGGCGAAGCATTGGAACTTTTCACCCGGAAAAATGCCGACTATGGCGACGCCTTCGCAAAATACGGCGTGATCGGCGTGCTTATGCGAATTGAAGACAAACTCCAGCGCTCCCTCTCCATCACAAAGAGCGGTGTCAATCTTGTTGCCGACGAGGGCATCCGCGACACACTCATTGATTTACATAACTATGCTGCGATGGCGCTCATATTGATGGATGAATAACTATAAACGTATCACATATGCGTTTATATATGGAATGTCTTCTATATAACTAGCAACAATTCTATGCGCTCCATCCAGCAATATATATTGATTATTTTGATGTACAACCCATATTGGTGGAACGTCCTCTCTTTGTTGTATCCGCATTTGATAATAATTTACGCTATCTATATCAGTGTTGCCGCGAGGACGATTATGTAGAGGATACGCTTCTGTCGCCGATTTCTGTAATCTCGCTGGATTAAAATTATCAACATTTGTAAATAACGATAACTCCAATTGTAATAATTTAGATTTTAAAATGTGTGCCTTTATTGCGCATCTTCGGGTTTTGAATATTTTTATACAAACGGATGTTGAAACTGAATCGCGTAACACGCTGAAAGGTGTGCGCAGCAAAATATGTTTAATATATTATATAAGATTTATATAATATAATAGTGAAAAATACAATTCTTCAGGCTCAAACTCAGATCTACAGAATAAGTATATTGAATTGATTTAAATAGTAAACGCTTTATATTATAAATAACAGAATGAATCTAATTTCCGATATATTTTGTAGGATAATATGTGTATTCTTTGACTTTTTAGTTTTGAATAACAAGGGTGCGTTTTCTTCATTCTCTAATCTTCACGATAAAGTTGTTTTGTTAGAAAAAAAAAAGTATCATTTTTCTTGTGAATATACATGCGATGCCGAAAGAACAAAATATGTATCGGTGGTTGATAAAATAAAAGAGCTAGATTTTTTCGTATATAAAATGGATAATATTGAATTGAAAACAGTAGTTCATAAAAAAAACAAAATAGTTAAACAGGATGATGTAGTCGCAATCACAACAAATGTAATATCTAATAATTTTTATATAACATCCTATGAAAAGATTGCGATATTAGAAGAAACCGAGAATACAATGACATTTTGTATGACAACTTGTAGCGAAAACTTCGTGAATGGATATTACCGATTTCAAGTGAAATATAATGTTGATAATCAACAAATAGAATTAAAATATTCAAAGGTTCAATCATTTGATACACTGTTATCATGGTTTTTTATAAAAATAAACGAAACCATCTATATTGAAGATGGTAAAACAAGCATAATGAATACAATTCACTATTTGTTAAATGATACCGCCTTGAATATTAACGATGTCAAATATGACTATTTATAATGATAACCTGACACGGGTGTTGCTTCCATTTCGGACAAGACCGCTAATTCTTGATACCCATTTTATACAAATGATACCAATATGTCTTGGCCATTTCAAGCATGCCTGACCTCTCAATATAGGTGACGCCATTTTTGGCACAATAGTCCCGAACTACGTGCTGGATTTGTCGCAATGTGCTGTGTGGAATATTGGGAAAGAGGTGGTGTTCAATTTGAATATCCAACCCAAAACACATATACCGCGCCACAATATTGTCAGTCCGGTAATTGATAGTGCTTGTCACTTGGTTCTCCAAGAAATCATTTGATCCGCCCTTAACACATTCGGGCTGAATATGTGACAATTGGGCCATCACTAAAAATAAAAACCCTCCCGACAAATAAAATACAAGCATGTTGTAAAATCCAAACCAATAGAGGATGCCCAGAAAAAACACAATAATCCATCGTTGATGTTTGACACTATCTATTTGTCCACTGAATCCGCCGAGACACATCAATGCGCCAGCATACAAATGCTGAAATCGGTGATTAAAATAGTAGGGGTGTTCCGACGAATGCCGAAACGTGAGTTGATGTCCGTTGAAGTCGGGATCCATAACCGTATTAGTGAACCCATGGTGTAAATAGTTGTGGTCCCATTTCCATTCCTCCGTGGTTAGAAAAGGTGCGACCACAATGTGTGACACCAATGTATTCAGCCTCTGATTTTTGAAACCCGCATAGTGAGAGGTTTCGTGAAAAAGGAGGGCGCAATGGCCGATATTGATAGTTACAAGCAAGACAAACCACCACGCGGATATTGGGCCATGTGCCGCCAATTTGATACAATACCCCCAGATCCAAAGGTATACCGCGAACCCGCCAATTTGATAGAGGGTTTCGCTCGCCGACCAATAGAGGGGCAACCCTTTGCTGCGGATTTCATCATAAACCAGGACCTTCAATTCCTTGTATTTATCGTAGTTATAATCGGTCTTATATGTAACTATACTCATATCATTCGCACTCATATCATACTTTGACAATACGTCAAAGATAAGAGAGGTATCTTTATGATAAGTGTATATCATAGGTGTAATGTCTGTGTGCGATTTCAAGTTGGAAAAAACATTAGTACCGCCGGGATGTTTGCTCACGAAATCCGCTAAATCATAGAGTTTGTCGTGAACGCAATATATTTGGTCGGACATCGGATATTTATAATACGACCTTTTATTTATATCGCCGTTACCTATGTTAACAGCTACCCACAATTGGCAAATCATCGCGCACAAAATACGCGGCGCCATCGCGCGTCCATTGGACAACCAGCGTTATCACCTCTACGCCCGCTTCTTTTGCTTCATAAAATGCGGCCCTATATTCGGGGTCATTTACAGATGGTTGGAATCGGTCTACGTCGGTGCGCTGTATGACATAACACATAAGGGTGCGAACCGTCGTTTCACGCTTTATCCACGTGAGTTCACGAATGTGTTTCAAGGCACGTGGGCTCACCGTGTCGCCCGCTTTCTTCCTGTACCCTTCAGGGAAATACGCTACTTTTGATAGAGGCGACCGACCGCTAAAATCCATCTTGGCGCGTTCTTTTGGTGGCATATCTTCGTATTCTGCGAGAGGGACTACTTTCACCTCCATAATAAACGTGCGCCCTTCTTCATCTATTCCTGTGAAATCAAACCGCGAATCCACGTGATCCTCTATGTAAATGGTCGTTTCCCGGTTATATTTGCGGACATTGCGCAATGAAGAGAGGCAATTCTTTGTCAGCGCCGATTCTACCAATTGTTCCGCGAGTTTGGGGTTGATACCGATGATTTGTGTGTCTCTAATAGACAGACAAATCGTGTGTGAGCATTTGTTACCATTTTTGTTGTTTGCCGTCATTAGTACAACCGCCGACGCGTCGGCGAGACCGCAACAGCCGAGTGATGGAGAGTGGGCAAGGATTTCATTTTTGTCTCCAACTACTTGGTCGCCGTCTCCGACACTCACTTTTTTGTCTCCAACTAAAACATCGGCAACGTAGGGCGTTTTCACGTGTCGGGACGGGCGTTTTACCACGAGTCCCTCTATCAAGTCAAGTTTCATAAGCATCATTTTTGTTTTTATGAATCCGGTGGTTCGGCAAGAAAATAATTCAATTTTACACCGACTTCTTGTCATAATCGGCTGGCATTTTATTGTGCGTACCCATAATATAATCGGCACCTGGAAAAACAACATTCCAGTTGCCCTTCTCCTCGTGCTTGAAATAATGGTGCGCACGATGATTATCTAACGACCACTTTACATAGAAGTTTTCTTCGTTGATATATTTTGAAGGAATACCGTATATTGTGTTTTTACAAGTATCGTTTACCTCAAAATAATGTATATAACTGTGAAGCGTATTCCAAACAACCATATGTAAGCAAACTGTTATAAATACAGAAATTAAAATTATATTTAAGCTTATCATTTTATTAAAAAATAAATACAGTATTAATACAGTGGATACATAGAGGGGTACAATTGTAAAAAAATCAAAACAAATATTCTCTGGGTCATTATTTTTAACTGTGAAATCCTTATTTGTCGCAATATGGTGTTTAATATGTTCTTTCCCATATTCATCTAAAAATGGTATTTTTACTACATTGTGCATCAAATATTTATGAACAAAAAACTCTTCAAATGATGCTAAAAGATACAATGCAACCAAAAATATGCAAATAGACAGAAAAGAGTCTTTTGAAAGATCAAGTAGCATTAATAATATATTAATACATAAAAATATATTATAAAATAATTATTATCTTAAACAACATGTTGCGAAAAGCATCGCAGTGGCCGCATAAACCTCTACATTGGCCGCCGGTCGGCGGTCTTCAAAATATCCGCACTCCTCCGTGACAGTCTGATTCGGGATTCGGACCGAGGTATTTCGCGTGCCTTCGCCGAAGCTGAATCCGTGAAAAGAGGACGTCTCGTGTTTGCCAGTCAGTCGCAAATCATTGTACAATCCATAGACCGCAATATGCTCGTCGTGTTTGTCAGCCAACCCCGGCATAAACGTCTTGATAACGTCTAGGCCACCATTGCCGCGCGTAGCGCGGGTGCTGAAATTAATATGGCACCCCGAGCCATTGGCTCCTGCACACGGTTTGGGATGATAATTGATTCGTGCATGATGCTTTTCCGCGATTCGTTCCAGCAAATACCGCGCGACATAGACCTGATCAGCGGCGTCCAGACCCGTGGCGGGGCCAATCTGAAACTCCCATTGCCTGGTTGAGACCTCGGCATTGATACCCGAAATCGTGAGCCCCGCAGCCAAACATACCGCCAAATGTTCTTCGGCAATGTCGCGCTCCCAAGAACTCGTGTTTGTTCCGCAATAATGGAGTCCATCGCCATGGGATGATATGTATTCATACTCTGGAAACACCATAACGTATTCTTGTTCAATTCCGAACCATGGTTCTTCCTCCAACCCTTGGTCAAAAATGTGGTCGGCTTTGGACCGTGGGCCGCCCGATATATCACACAGCACCAAATTACACTCGTAACCAGTGATGGTCCGCAACGGGTCGGGATAAATCGCAATGGGTTTCAAAATCACCTCGGTATTGCCATCGGCATCTGCCTGTCCCGT